GGTGCTACAGTTTCTACTGCTCTACCTAAGAACACTGCATACATAGTATCTGAACCAGTAATTGCAGATGATAGGGTTAGTGTTGTGCCTGATACAGTATAAGCATCGTTAGGATTCTGCCTCACATTATTTATAAACAGAGCCAAATCTTGGGGATTGGTTACTGCATAACTTAGTGTATAGGTGTCAGTAGCAGATGTAGTAAAACTCTGTTTCTGTAGAGTTTGGAATTTATCTGCTGGTGTATTTCCAATATAAGCCATTATGTACTAATTGCGTCTACAAATGATGTTAGTACGTCAGCAGCACTTGCTGTATCAGCATATGCCTTTAGTACATCACCAGTTTGTATGACAATTTTACTCCCAGAATCTATAAGTTCTAATGATCCGCCTACAGGTATAGGTGCATCTTTAATAACAAAATAATCTGTACCACCAGAACTAACTAATACAGTTACATTAATTGAAGCTGTATGTTTATTAACACATCTAATAGATACTATTGCATCATCACTGTTAGATGTAACTAATGTAGTTGGTGAACCAGATGAGTTTGATATTGAACTTGCAAAATTTCTTTCAAAGTCTTGTGCCATCTATTTCTCCTTTATAATGCGATAGACATAGCTGTCGCAAATCCTTTCGTTGCAAATCCACTGGTATCAACAGATACAATAGCGTTCCAAGCAGATCCATCATAATATTTAAGTACATTACTTGTAGTATTAAAGTATAAATCACCAGCATTCAAGGCATCTCCATCATTATCTACTGTAGGATCAGATGATTTTGCTCCCAGATATATATCATCAAAGTTATCAGCAGAAGCAGCAGCGGCAGCAGCACTAGCGGCAGCAGCAGTAGCAGACGAAGCTGATTCAGTAGCTTTCGTAGTAGCTGTAGTTGCTTGAGTTGTAGCTGTAGTAGCTGATGTAGCAGCCTCAGTTGCTTTTGTTGTAGCAGTTGTGGCATGACCAGATGCAGTAGACGCTGAAGATGCAGCGTTTGTTGCAGATGTAGATGCTTCACTTGCTTTAGTTGTAGCTGTAGATGCAGAGCTAGTAGCAGATGTTGCAGATGATGCAGCATTAGTAGCACTTGTACTAGCTTCACTAGCCTTAGTCGTTGCAGTTGATGCAGAACCACTAGCACTTGTTGCAGAACTAGCAGCAGCTGTAGCAGAACTGGCTGAAGCTGTAGCAGAAGTTGCGGCTTCACCAGCTTTGGTAGTTGCTGTAGTAGCATGACCAGATGCAGTAGTTGCACTAGAAGCAGCAGCAGTAGCTGAAGTTGCAGCAGCACTTGCTGAAGTTGTTGCTGATGCAGCATCTACTAATAAATCCCATTTTGCAGAATCTGTATTTGTAGTTAAAGGTTGTGATCCTGATGATGTATGAGCAGCGTTTGCTATAAATATATTATTTGTAGAAGTATCTTTTACTATATCTCTTTGTACATATGATGTACTAGCTGACCAATTTCCTTTAAAATTACCTATTTCTTGAGAAAATAAAAGACTATTACCAGCACTATTTACTGATAATATTTTATCAGCAACTAATTCTGGGAATATTAAACCATATGCTGTTGATGTAGTAGAAGAAGCTCTAGGAGATAAATTAATATCTACTCCTTGTTGTTGCATCATGGCAACAAGTTTATCTAATTCTGTATTTAAAGAATCTATAGGAAATACACCAGTAGTAGCAAAATCAGTTGATCTAGCTATTGGTACATTTCTTGTAATTGTGTATTTATCGTTTAAAGTTGCTCCACCACCAAGAGTAATAGAACCACCTCCAGTAACACCAGCTCCTGTAACAGAATATTGTGATGCACTAGAAGGACTTGCAGCTTTAGTTAATGTTGTATTAACACCGCCAGCATTAGTATTAACTACTACTAAATCATTATCAGCAAAAAACTCAAAAGGAACTGTAAATGATGTTTGTCCAGACGTAGCTGTGTATTGTATTCTAGGTGATATGTCTGATATTGTTATTGCCATTTATCTTAATACATTCTTTTCTAATTTATCAAATAGTGAATCCAAAAACCATACATTCTGGAATGGCACTAGTCTACGCACATTACGAGCTGTGTGATGATTGTATTTACCTGTACCCCATGTCCACATAATATCTGATATATTAGCTATTTGACTAGCTGTTGGCCCTAATACATCAGGAATAGGATTGTTTAATATATCTTTGTAAGTGCCGTATGGTTTTTTACCACCTAATAATGGTCTTAAACCAATTTCATTATTACCTAATCTTTCAATAGCATTATTAATATCTGAAAAAATACCACCTAAACCTGATCTATCAAATCCATCTACTAATTTTTGACCAAGTGGTTTCTTACTATAATCTCTACCAAATTGTTTTTGTCTAAAGGCATCTACCATCATACCACCAGCCATTAACAACAATATACCTTGCATAAAATTTGTGTCTTTTTCTTGTAATCCACGCATTAACATTCTTTGTGTAGCCGCTGCACCAAATTTTTTAAATTGTGAGATAGCACCACCCATTTCTGTATTGGCCCATAATGGTACATCTCCTTTACTTGGAGTAACAATATCTACATTAACTTGTTTAGATAATCCTTGATGATATATTTCAGCAGCTTCTTTTGCTTTAGGTGTGTCATCCCAAGCATCACTATTAGCTACACGCATATGTTTAAATTCATTTCCATCTGATTTTTTTGATATTTTACCATTTTTACCAACACCATGTTTTTGATATTGTTTATATATTTCTCTAGCAATATCATCTGTAATACCTAAGAAGTTCATTCTAGCTCTATTTAATTTAGAAATAGGTTTACCTAATGCTATTTTTTCTACATTTTCTATTATTCTAGTACCATTAAAGAATCCAGCCATTGTTTTAACTGAGGCATTCCAAGGGTTACTTGCATTTAAAAATGTAAAATAAACATTACCTACTTTACTCATACCCCTTTCCATTTTATTAAATACACCGAATGCATCTTCTAATCCATACATACCCATAGCTCTTGAGCTATCTATCATGTCTAAAGCTTCACCACCTAATTGTGTAGAGTTTTTAGACATCTTTAATATTTCTTTAGCCATACCACTTTGGAACATTTCAGTTTGTATTTTAAATGTTTTAGTCATACCATTAATCATAACTAATCTAGCTGTATCTACTACTTGTGCTATACCAGTAAGCATAGTAGTAGCATTGTATAATTTCATCATTCTTAAACCTCTACTAAAGGTTCTATTAGGATCATAAGGCAAACCATATGTACCTCTTACTAAATGTATAGAGGCATCTATATCTTGTAGATTTTTAATTTGTTGTTTTGTTAAAAAACTACTTAATGGCAAAGCATTTTCATCAAATCTTTGATTATAATACATATCGTACTTTTTGTTTTTTCTTAGCATTTCATCACTAATTTGTATTATACCTTGTTGATAACTGTTATCTGGTGACCAACGTGTTCCATATCCCATAGGATCACCAAATACTTTTGTTAATTCTATGTCAGGAACTACTTGATTAAAGTAATGTCTTTGTAGAAGCATTATATCATCTTCCATAAATCCTTCTTTCATTAATCTAGTATAATCAATATTTAAATCTCTACCTAGAAATCTACTAGATATTTTATTAACTTCTCCCAATGCTTCTTCTGGTATTTCATTTAATACGTCATCAATTTGTCTAAGTCTAAGAGTAGGTTGATACTGCATAAATGATTCTATAATATCATCAATAATATCTGGAGCATTTCCATTTTTCATCATCCATGCTTCTTCTTGTGCTTTTGTCATATTAGGACTTTTTTTTAATAATGACGGATTTCTTGCAGCTAACTTTTCTAATTCTTCTCTCATTATTTGTTTAAATAATTCTGGATTAGCATCAATAGCATCTCTTTTATATAATGGGTTAATATAATTTTTTCTAAGATGAATACCTTTAGTTTCCATTAAAGTTAATTTAGCTTTAAGCTTTCTTCTTAATACTATTAAATCTTCTAGTTTTTGTAATTTTTTTTTATTTGTAACTGCTTTCCTACCTTCAATACTACCATCCATTTGTTTAATAAACATATCAAGTCTATCAATTTGATATTTATGCCATGCTATAGAAATACCACTTTCTTGATATTCTTTACCTAATGGAGCATAAAACAAATCTTCTGTATGTTTTGCAGCTGCTCTTACTTCAGGAATAGCTGGTGCATCTGGATTTAGTCTAGCTCTTGTAACAGCTGAAGAAAACTCTCTCGGTGTCATAATACCAGTTTTATCAAGTCCTGTACCAATTTTAGTATTAACAACTTTTTCTAAAAATCTTTGTTCGTTTTTACCTAATCTTTTTAAATAAGCATTATATTCAGACATAACTGCATCATCACTTATTTTAATCATGTAATGTCTTGATTTAATTTTTCTTTCAATAGTAGGAGCAGAAGGTACGCCTTCAAAGTTACCTCTAGTTAGTAATGGATTTTCTAATACTGTAGTAATAAAATCTTGTTCTTCTAATCCACCTTTTTCTAACACTCTAAATAATGGAGTAAATCCTGATTTTTCTCCAAGATAACCCATACCAGTAGGTTTAATTTGATTTGCTTTAATCCACTCTGCTTCTGTTCTTATAGGCTGTGTAGCACCAGCACCAACAGATCCTTCTTTATAAATACCACCACCTACATATTGACTATTAGAATAATGTGTGTCCATATTATCTAACTTACTAGCCGTATCATCAAACTGTTTACCAGCTAATTTATTGTTTATAGCTGGGAATAATGCTGGTAATATAAAACCACTAGCTGATATTAAGGCTGTTTCTTCCCACGTTCTTGTAGTGCTTAAACCTTGTTTAGCCATTTCTTCTGTAGTTATTAATCCACCAACTTTACCTGATCTCATTAATCTAGTACCAGTAAACATAAAACTACCAGCTTTGGTAAACATAAACAAACTTGATGGATCAGTTAGTCCACCTAATACTCTACCTACAATATATGAAGGTGAACCATTTGCTTTTTTACTATCTTCTATAAAGTCTTTAATTAATTTAGTTGTATGTTTTTTACTTTTACTGTGTAGGAAGTTTCCAATATAAGGCTCAAGTCCTTTTACCTGTCTATCAAAAAATATGTTATATGTTTTGTCAGTAACAAATTCTGTATCATCTTGTGCAACAGAAGCATCTACAATGTATTTAAAAGCTAAACCAAAAATGTTTTCGTCTGCCCATCCAGCACCAACATCTCTTACATCTTGAAAATAATTTAATGGCTCAGTTGGATCTGGTCTACCACTAATATTAGGTTTTGCTTGACTAATATCTCCTACTGTAGAAAACTCACCCATCTAGTCTAATACAGATTTATTCTTTTTTTGTATTTGTGGTGATTTTGTAACTTGTAGATCAGGGAAATAAGTCATTTGACCTTGTGACCATGCAGTAATATATTCTGCTACATCTCTCATCATAGTTCTAAATCCACCATATCCTATTGCAGCTTGTCCTTCTGCATCATTCCATAATTCATTTAACAATGCTGGTTCATATTGTTTAACATCAGCAGCAGTTGCACCTGAGTAAAACTCATCTGTGCCTTCTTTATAACTTCCAAAAGTACCAATGTGTTTCATATCACCAGTTTTTATAAACTCATTTAATGCTTTTTGAAATCTTGGCCCAATCCATGAAGAACTGTTATATGCTAATTTAACTAAAGCTACAGTTAAGTATGCGTTTTTATTTGATGCTAAATCATCTATATTAGTAATACTTTGTACTAATTTTAATTTATCATCTAACATTTTCATCATAACAATGTTATTATCTTCTCTAGTAATTGTTTGTTCACCAGTTAATAATTTATCAATATCGTAACCAAGTTCTGTTAATTGTGCTTTAACAGTTGGATCTTTTAACGATAATCCAGTACCAATAGTAGGATCACCATTTTCTGACATCATAAGATCATATTCTGCTTTTTGTATTTTACTACCTTCAGTAACCATTTCTACTGGGCCACCACCACCAGCTCTAGTACCAACATTAAATGTTTTGTTTCTATCTCCTGTAAAACCAGAATCATATGCTTGTGCATAGAAACCACCCTCTTGTTTGCTAATAGTGTCCATTAATAAGTTTGTTGCTGTATTTTGATATCCCATAGCTGTTTGCTCCTTGCCTGAAAATTGTGTAGCTAGATTATCATCAAATATTCCAGCTTCTTTTTGTTGTTGATATGTTAGAAAAGCAATTTGATTTTCTTGTAATTGTCTTTCTACAGTATTCATATCAATACTAACATCAGGTAGCCATTCAATATCATTAAACATTCTACCTAAATCTTCTATTCCATTTTTACCTTTGTTATATCCATTATATACAAGGTTAAACATACCTTTTAATGTTTGCATAACTAAAGGTTGTTCTTCTATATTTGCAAATCCATATGTTTTAAAAAATGTATCTGCTTTAATATTTTGACTTTTCCAATTTTGCCATGCTTTATTTTGGAAGTCTGATCTAACACCAGATAATGTTAATGATGCATTTAGTTCTCTATTAGCTTCAGGTTTAAATCCTGATTCTGGATTGTTAGGATTATTTAATGCCATAAATATTCCATCTCCATCTAAATCCATAGATATTCTATATGTTGGATCACCTATACTTGTTGCATCATAATCAAATCTAATTCTTTTATTATCCATAAGACCTAATATATTTTCAGCTGTAAAAAAATCAGAACTTAATCCTAGTGCTGCTCTTTCTCCATCAGTCATATTTAATCCTCTGTTAACTATAGTCATTGTTGCATCTGTTTTAATTTCATCTTCTGATAAACCTTTTGACATATAAGTTTTAAACATAGGATATTTTACTAATTCTCTAGTCATTATATATTCTCATCATATCCATAACCTATAGTTCTAATAGTATTAAGAATGTAGGGTAATTGTTTTTTAAATGCACTTTTAATACTATCTTCTGTCATTAATACTTTATATGTTTGATTATCGAACATACTAGCTACTCTTACAAATATTTGTTCTCCAGCTTCTTGCATAACTAAATTAAAAGATGGCTGTAAATCTTTATCTCTACCCATAATATTAAATTCATTATTACCAGTTAATAAATCTGTATCTACAAAACCAAACCCCCACCAAGGCCCATCTTCTTGTTGATCTTCAAAAAAGTTTTCCATCATTCTATTAAAGTCTGTACCACTTTCTCCTATAACGTTATTCATAAATTCGATTTTTTCATCTAATACAGTTTGTTCTGGATATGTTTTACTAACCCATTTTTCTATAATTAATTTTTCATATTCACCTACATCTAAGTTTAAATCATTAATTTGTTTTTCTGTAAGATCAGCTATTTTATTATTTAATCTACCTACTTTTTGCAATTCTTCATGTAATTCTACTAAGTTTGCAAAATTTTTATTACCTTCACTATCACCAAAAGCTAATGGTCTACCTTTTGTTTTAGAAAGATTATTTGCAAATTCAGCCATATTTCTTAATTCTTGTCTATCTGCTTGTACTTCAAAGTTAAAACTATCCATACTACTAAAATAGTTTTCTAATATAGTAGGAACTTGCCCATATACCCTAGATAGTTCTACTAATGAATTAGTTACAATATTGTTGCCTGTTGCTCCTGATGCTACTACTTTAGATAAATCCATATTGTTAAAAACACTTTGCGTAATATTATCGTCAAATTCAGGAGTAGTAGAAATAATTGAAAACATTTGTTGCATCATAGCTTTATCTTTTAATTCTTCTTGTGTTATTTCTATACCTAAATCATTTAAATATTTTGTTTTATTAAAAATTAAACTATTAACATCAAATTCAGTCATATTTGCATTAACTTGATAATTACCTGATTCGTTTTTTCCGTAAGAACTAATTTGTTTAGATAGGTCTTGAACTTGTACTGTTAAAGTATTTATGTCTATTAATCTATCAAGCTGTTTTTCTGTTAAATTATTATTATTTGCTATTACTCTTATTTCTTGAGTAGATTTAGTAAATCCATCTTCTATTTCAGCAACAGTGCTTTGCACTACTACTTCTTTATCTTGACTTAATATTATATCTTGTTTTTTTATATTCTTTTCATTTACAACTTTCCATGAATCTATGTATTTTTCTACACTTGTAATAATACCAGCTCTATCTTCTCTATTAGTATTTATATATACACTAGCATCATCTGTATCATGGTTAGGTTTATCTATATATTTTGTTCCCCATAGTTGATATTGTTTTAAAACTTTAGAAACTTCTGTTTCATAGTTATCTGGTATTTCACCCATTTGTTGTATGTATGCTGTATCTAATGCTTGTGCATTGTTTAAATCCTTAGCTGTTAAACTAATTAATCTTTGTGTTTCAAAACCTAATTCTAATGCTTTATTAAATTCTTCTGGCGTTCCAAATCCTTTTTGTGATGCTAGTTGTGATTGTATACTTGCATCATATGAATTATATAACTTTTCATAATCAGCCATAGTATCTGCCATTTCAGGTAATAAACTTTGTGTCCAGTAATCTTGAAAATCACTAGCTGGTTTAGTCATTATAATTGAATTTCTTTGTGCTATAAAATCTTTATAATTATTTGACCAATTACTAATTTCTAATATAGTTTTTTGTGATTTAGCTTCTTGCCAAATTTGATCTCCATATTCAAATGCAATATTTCCTATAAATTCTTTTGCATAATTTTTAAATCTATTAGGAGCTTCATTAACAAGAGAATCTCTATAGCTATTAGTTGCTTTTGTAAAAGCATCAGGATCATCATAATGTACTCTTGAAAGATTTAATAATGCTTCTCTACTTTTTAATTTAAAATCTGTTTTCCAAGATACTTCTTCTATATTAGCTTGACGTTCTGCAAATACATCTAATACCTTAGATGCACCTTCAGCTGCTAATCCTAAAGGATTTCCTACATTAGCTGCATCTACTACACCCATTCTGCTCTGTATAGAGCTTACTGTTGCTTTATTTTGTTTTTCGCCTGATGTTAATGCCATTAATAATCGCTTCCATAACTAGGATCAAAGTTTTCATTTGTTGGTGTTTTATATGTACTTTTAGTATTAGTGCTTGTTGATCCATAATATTTATAATTTCCATAACCATTTACTAAACTAGCTATAGCAGAAGTATAACCACCAAATGTTACTGCTTCCATTCTAGCTTGGTTTTCAAATGCCATTTGTCTATATTTTAAATTAACCGATTTTCCCATAAGTCTAATATCAGCTATATCTTTATTTCTATTTTTTATAATTTGTTTATTCATATTTAAAAAAGACATACTATCATCTGCATATCCAGCTATAGATTGATATGCTAAGTTATTGGCTTTTTCTTTTTCAGCGTACTGCCTTCTTGCATTTTCTTCTTGTGCTGCTGCTAATGCAGCCATTTTTGATTCTGTTTCTAATCTATATTTTTCTCTATTTAATGCAGCTTGTTGTGATTTCATAGATGAAATCGTACCTACAGCTGTAATACCAGCTGATATTAACATTAATGTTGCTGCTATTGCTTGAGTACTCATGCGAACTGTATCTCCATAGCTAAACCTAATACCTTTAATGGTAATGGACTATCTTGCGATATTGTTATTGTTGGTGATTTACTATATCCTAAGAAGGTAAATTCTTTTTTACCACCAGAAGATGATAAATCACTACCTATAGTAAAATCGGCTTGTTGTATTATTAATTCTTTAGAAGTTAAATCAGCAGCTTTCATAGTTACATCTAATCCTCCAGAAATATCTATTATAGCTTTATTAATCCTTCTTGGCTGTCCTGTCAATGGCCCAGTATCAATTTCTTTATCAATAGGCATTGTTTCTAATATAGGTGTAAAGTTATATCCTACTCTAACACCAGTAATTTGAGGAGCATTATTTAAAGTAATTCTGTTATTACTATCTACTGTATAAGAACCTAACGCACCATTCCCAAAAACAGCTTCTATAACATTAGTTGGTTCATAAATACTATTAACAGTATGAATAAAACCTTTTACTATTGTAATTACAGCATTATCTGTTGGAGTTGCTGCTAAATCTTTATCTAATTGTAATCTATATTCATTAGTTCCTAATTGTGTTACAGCTTGAATTGCATATTCAGTAGCATTTCCAGCTATAGTAAATGTTTCAAGAATAGATGGTGCAGTAGTAATTCCATCAATAATTATACTACTGCCAGTTTGACTACCACCTTTGACTAATGGTGTTCCTTTTTGAAATACAGTTGTTGTTGTACTACAGTCTAAAGTTATAGAATCATCATTACCAAATTTTTCTAACAAATATTTAGTTCCTGATGGTAATATTCTTTTAGTAACTACAAATAAAAATTCATTAATAGATGTAATACTGTGAAATTTATCATTTGTTTTAGTATTCCAAATAGTCCAACCAGCTATTTTCTCATCTCTAATACTATGAAAGATAGCGATTTGACCATCTAAATTAGTTCCACTATTTAAAAAAAAAGCAAATTGCTCTGGTCTTTCTTCGTTACCAGTCATCATTGTAATATCTTTAGGATTATCAATTACTTGAGATGAAAGTACAGAAATACTATTTGATTTATAAGCTTGTTCTAAATCAGAAAAAACGTACTCACGAATTGATTTACCATTTTTAGAGGTAAATATTGTAGCACCATCAAAAGGTATTGGTCTTGATCTATTGCATCCATAAGGTGTTTGTCTAAGGAATGCTATACTAGCTGGTGTAATAGCACTGTCATTACTTTGAGGAATATAATACTCACCTGAATCTGTAAAAATTTGTAAGTTTCTACCAGATATTAAATGTCTAATTTCGTTTACCGTATCAGCTGTAATGTTTACATTAATAGCTTCATTAGCTAATCCTGTTCCTAAATCAAAACTAAAATATCCACCTATTTCAGAAGCAATAATAACTGAAGGATTATCTCTAACACCACCAAACCAAAGTCTATTATCGTGAAATGTAACTGCTTGTGGAAATCCTCTAACAGTAGATATTAATTGTTCTTGCCAATCAGCATGAGGGCCAGTAGTAACTGTATCTTCTAAAACAGTAACAGTTACTTCAGTAGCACTTGTATATCCAGTTACAAAAACTTGTTTACTATTTACTGTTAAATATGTGTTTACATAACTAGCACTAAAAGCACTAGCACTAGCTGTTAACGTTCTACCTGTACCAGTAGCATGAGAAGATAATGTAACAGTAATAGCAGTATCTGCATATTTGTAAAATGGTTGTAATGTTTTATTTGCTCCACCTACACTTACACTATCATCTTCTTCAAATGTATATAAACTAACTGCAAAAGTAGATGCTCCAGTTCTTTTAATTTGAACAATAGGATTACTTCTATGACAAATAAAAACTGTATCAGCAAACTGAGCATAACTTAATTCAAATAATTGTGCCGTAGTCCAGTTACAGTTTGAAGTTATATTACTAGCTATTGCTGTACCACTAGAGTTATAAACATCTAATCTATTATTAGATAAAGCAAATATAGCTACTTCATCTTCTGCAAATATAAAAGGAATAATTCTTGATTCTGCTGGAAGCTCTGCTGTAAATTGTGTTGCTGGTCTACGCATAACACCACCTTCATCTAAGAGATACCAGTTCTTACATTGTCTAGCACCTTCGAAGTATGCTTTAGCATCTGTTCTAGCGTTTAATAAAGGATTAAGTTCTCCAGCTGAAAAGTTGGTAAATACTTGTCTGACTTTTCTTGGCATCAGTAATTAACAAGTCCACTTCGACTGCTCCTTCTTTCAGCTATGAATCTAGTAGTATTTAACTTTTTAGTAGTAGTTTCTAAAGATGCTATATTTCTTGCTCTAATAATTTGTCTTTCTGCTTTAGCTTCATAAGCATTAATCATAGATGCATCTCTACCTAATGATCCACCAAATGCACTAGCTAATCTATATATTAAAGCTAGTCTAAAATAAGTTGGGAACAAAGATTCATCTTGTCTAAATACATAGTCCATATAAACTTTACTTTCAGATCCATATCCATTTAAATAAATTTTATCTTCATATCTTGAATAGGGTATTGGATTATCATTATTAGTTACAGTTACTATAGTAATAACAGCTGGGTTTGCTGGCATCTGATATGCATATTCATATCTTGATGTTGGAGCATCAGCCAATAAAGATAATTGTTTTTGGCCCATAGCAAAACGCCATGAACATTCTGATAATGTAGATTCAACTACTTCTTCATAAATAGTGTTTGTAATTAATGCTTCTGTAGAATTGTCTGTAAATGATGAAATAGGATTAGCTCCTACCATTACTAAAGCTCTTGATGCAATATCTACTTTAGTTACTGCCATCTAAGCTCTTTTTACTCTTTGTACTCCACCTTCAACATTTGGAATTATTAAAGATAAATTGTTGCCAGTAATGTTAGATATTTTATATTTAGTAGCCAGATATGTTGCTGTTTCTATAAACTCTTGTTTTCTTTTAGATGGATCATTTGATAGAACAATACTATCAAGTATTGCTAATCTAGTTCTTACATCATCAATTTCTTTAGCTGTTAATTGCTGTGCAGAAAATACTGCATTAGCATTTTTATCTTTAAATGTTGTACTAAATCTACCATCTCTTAATCTATTTACTGTATATTCTGATTCTTTAGGTGTAGAAGATTTTAACATAGATGCAGTTAGTGCTACTGCTCCTAACCCTGTTAAAGCTGCACTAGCTCCTATTACTTCTCCTTTTGTAATTGGGCCACCTACAGCATTAATAATTTTATCTTTATTTAATGATTTAACTTTTTCAGTTGCTTTAGTTGCTGCTTTTTTTGTTGCTGTTACTCCAGCACCTACTGCAGCACTAGCTTTAGTTGTTGTATCTTTTGCTACATTTTTAGTTTTTTCTAAAACTGGTTTTGTTTTTTCTGTTAATTTTTGTACAGCTGGTTTTGCTTTTGCCATAGCAGTTTTACCAACTTGAGTAGCTTTTGCAGCAGCTCCTGTAACAGCTCCTGAAGCAGCTACTTTTGCTGCACCTGATTTTGCTGCATTTTTTAATTTATTAGTTTGTTTTGTAGTTACATTAATTGCTTTTTTAAGCTTTTTATTTTTAAGTAATTTTTTTGCTAATGCTCTTGCTGCTACTGCTATTGCCATTTTTTATCCTTTATCAGTGGGGGATTACTCCCCCACTTCTTAATTATATTATGCTAATATTACAGTTGTAACAGTAGAAGAACTTGAAGCAGATACAATTAAAATATCTACCACAGCATTTGATCCACCACTATTTACAATAATAACATCTCCAGCAGTTAAATCACCATTAGATAATAAGAAATAATCTGCATCATCTATAGTGCCAATAGCATCTCCATCTGTGTAATACCATAAAGAATTAGTATCACCCATTTGAGTTGCTTTTTTAACAGGATTGTCTAGTGCATATGCCATTGATTACTCCTATTCTGCACACTTCTGTATGCGAATACCATTGGTGTCAATTAAGATTGAACCCATTGATA